ATGTTTTCCCTCTCTGGGGGTTTCCCCGTGAAAAGCCCCCTCAAAACTGGGGCGAGAGGGGTGGTCAAAGGGGTGCGAAAGTAGGTTGGAAGTTCAACAATCTGCCGTAATTGGCAAAATAAAACGGTGCAAAATGATAGTGTGTGGTATTGCGAGGTGAGAGAGTGTGAAGAAAGGTGCATGGAAAAAGGCTATAGAGCAATGCATGCGGAACGCAGGTGTGTACGAAGAGTACTACTCTGCAGCCATCGACACTCTGTCGGACATCCTTGAAAGAAGAGACATGGCGATTAAGCAATGGCGAAGTGAAGGCTCATTGCTGATGGTTCAGAAAACTTCAGACCGAGGAGCAGTGAATCTTTCAAAGAATCCATTACTTACGATTATTCAGGAATGCGAAAAGGATGCTCTCAACTACTGGGGTCAGTTAGGTCTGACACCAAGTGGATTGAAAAAGGTATTCTCTGCCGACAAGGCTCAGGAGCAAAAGAGTGCTGGGCTTACAAGTCTGCTGAGAGCATTGGCAAATGAGTAAACATTGGGATGAAGTAATGGAGTATGCTTCTTCTATCCGTAGCGGACGGAAGATTGCATGTAAAGAACTTAAACAGGCTGTCGATAGATTCTATCGTGATCTTAAAGACAAGCGGTTTGAGATGAAAAAGAAAGATCCCGAGTTCTGCATCAATGTCATCGAAAAAACTCTATGCCACCAACAGGGCGAAACATTAGACGGTGTTCCTTTACGAGGGAAGCCGTTTTTACTTTCACCTTTTCAAAAGTTTATTATCTACAACCTAGTCGGTTTTAAGATCGCAGGTACTGACAATCTTCGCTTTCATGAGTCGCTTGTATTCATTCCAAGAAAGAACGGTAAAACAGCTACCATTGCTGCTTTGGCTTGGTCGCTTTCAATCTTGTTCAGACAGAGTGGCAGTAAATGCTATGTTGCTTCCGCAGCTCTGATTCAGTCTTTGGAAACGTTCAACTTCTTGAAGTACAACATCGAGCGGATGGGCGAAGACAAAAAGCACGGTGGATGTGTTGCTATCACCGACAACAACAATCAGCATTCAATGAGTGCTTCTCTGGATGACGGTTCATTCTTCATCCGTGCTCTCGCAGCATCTCCCGATAAGCAAGACTCGCTGAATGCGAATATCTGTATTGTTGATGAAGTCCATGCCTTAAAGTCACCGAAACAGTACAACCTGTTTAAGGAAGCAATGAAGGCATACACCAACAAAATTTTATTGGCGATCACGACTGCCGGAGATGATGAACAGGGATTCTTAGGTCAAAGACTGAAGTATTGCAGACAGGTTCTTGATGGAACTATTGAGGACGAGCAGTACTTCATTTTTATGTGCTGTGCGAATCCCGATGAGAACGGCGAAATCGACTACACAAATCCTTTGGTACATGAGATGGCAAATCCGGGGTACGGAGTCACCATTCGCCCAGAAGAAATCCGCAACTCTGCATTACAGGCTCAGAACGATCCACAGCAGAGAAAAGACTTCTTCGCAAAGGAACTGAATGTATTCACTTCAGCCATGAAAGCATGGTTCGATATCGAAGAATTCAGAAGGAGCGATCAGCAGTACAAATGGACACTTGATGAGCTGTCAAAACTGCCGATACGGTGGTATGGCGGTGCAGACTTATCAAGGACTTATGACTTAACCGCAGCTTGCCTGTACGGACAATACAAGGGTGTTGATATAGTCATCACTCATGCATTCTTTCCTGTAACACAGGCTCATGTAAAAGCCGATGAGGACGGTATACCTCTTTTCGGTTGGATGGATGAAGGATGGCTGACAATGTGCAACTCACCGACAGTGAACATGGGTGACATTGTTCAGTGGTTCATCGATATGCGGAAGATGGGATTCAGAATCTCGATGGTCGGACATGACCGTAAGTTCGCAGGGGAAGAGTACTTTCCATTAATGAAGAAAGCTGGATTTGTAGTTAAGGATATACCGCAGTATTTCTATCTGAAGTCACAGGGCTTCAGACATATTGAACACTCCGTAAAGAACGGACAGTTATATTACATGCACTCAGAAGCGTATGAGTATTGCGTATCGAATGTACGAGCAATCGAGAAGACGGACGATGCTATTCAGTACGAGAAGGTGCAACCGAATCACCGTATCGACTTATTTGATGCAAGCGTGTTTGCTTGTGTTGCATATCTGAACGGTGAAGAAAGACAGACAAAGGTAGGGGGTTTCTTCGGATGAGCAAGAAACGAAGACAAAAAAGAGATGACTTCTCGGACGTTCCTGTCGAAAAGCCGAAGGTAGCCTATGTACTCGGCAGTGATTTCGAGAATCTCTGCGCAGGGGAATACACATCCCTAGACAAGTGTCCTGACATTATGACGGCATGCAGAACGTATGCTGAATTAATCGGAAGCATGACCATCTATTTGATGGCAAACACAAAGAATGGAGATGTGCGTATCACAAATGCCTTATCACGGCAGATTGATATCACTCCAGAAATCAACATGAACCGTTCGGAATGGATGGAAGCAATTGTTATGACTCTCATGTTGTACGGCAAAGGCAATGCAGTAGTCGTACCGCATACATGGGATGGCTTGCTGAGATCGCTTGAACCGATTTCTGCTGACAGAGTTTCCTTCATTTCAGACGGAATGAGCCGAAGGGATTACAAGATCTTGATTGACGGCAAGCCCAGAGATCCCTCAACGGTGCTTCATTTCAGATTGAATCCCGATAAGTATTATTTATGGAAAGGCAGAGGTTTAGATGTTTCGCTCAAAGATTTGGCGAATAACCTTAAACAGGCATCGGTCACGGAGAAAGGCTTCATGGAGAGCAAATGGAAGCCGTCAATCATCGTTAAAGTGGATGCAATGATTGATGAGTTCTCTACTCCAGAAGGCAGAAAGAAGATTCTTGACGATTATGTACGGTCTTCACAGGTAGGTGAACCGTGGCTGATTCCCGGCGAACAGTTCCAAGTAGAACAGGTAAGACCTTTAAGTCTTGCTGACTTGGCTATTAAAGACACAGTTGAACTTGATAAACGAACGGTAGCATCGATTTTCGGAATGCCACCGTTTTTATTAGGTATCGGCGAGTACAACCAAAAAGCATGGAATTCCTTCATTCAAAACAAGGTCAGACCGTTGTGCGTGAAGCTGGCACAGGAGATGACACGCAAGCTGATTGTGAATCCAGACTGGTATCTGAAGTTCAACACGCTGAACCTTCTTGACTGGGATGTTGTAACGATTTCACAGGTCTTCGGCACTCTGTACGACAGAGGTGTTGTAGTCGGCAATGAAATCAGAGACAGGCTTGGGCTTGATCCTATGGAAGGACTCGATGAACTGAAGGTATTAGAGAACTACATTCCATTGGACAAAGTGGCAGATCAGAAGAAACTGCTACAGAACGGAGATTGATATGGAACAGAGAAGCGAAAGATTTTTTGAGATTAAAAATCTACAGACAAGAAACGAATCTGACAAATTGATCCTTGAAGGCAAATTTGTTGCATATGGAGATATCTACGAAGTATGGGAAGGTGCTACCGAAAGCATCGCACCGGGAGCGTTCAGAAACTCCATTCATCAAGATGTCAGAGCGTTATACAACCACAACGATGATATCGTCCTCGGAAGAACAAGTGCCGGAACTTGCATCTTAGAGGACAGAGCAGACGGTCTGTGGGGAACTATCGAGGTGAATAAGAAAGACACCGATGCGATGAATGCCTACGCAAGAGTTGAGCGTGGCGATGTCAGTGGGTGCAGTTTCGGCTTCTGCATTAAGTCTGAAGAAACCGAATACCGTGAAGACGGTACGGTTCATTGGACGATCACAGAAGTTGATCCGCTCTATGAAATCAGCCTTTGCACATTCCCTGCGTATCAGGCAACGCATGTATCGGCTCGTTCTAAAGACCTTGAGAACTTGAAAAAGCGGAAACTTGAACTCCGCAAACAGGAACTTCGCAAGAAGTTAGAAAGGAAATCAG